GAACGTAGCCGTCGGGGAGGGTTACAAACGGCGTCAGAGGGTGGTCGGCCTTGGCGATCTTCATTCCCCGGCCCCCACCTGCTGGAGCACGGCGGCGGCTATCTCCGCTTCGGGGCTGATGATCTCGTAGTCCTGCCAGCCGTGGGGATCGTAGGCGTCTCCCACCCGCTGAGTGACCGTCTGCGTGCCAACGGCCTTGATCTCCTCCACCGCCTTCCGCAGGGCATCCCGTTCTGCGATTAGGGCGAGGACAGCCGCCGGCCTCGTTGCAGCGCGGAACGCTTCCCAGTGGCCGTGATGGTTCGGGTTCGCCGTCGCAGCCAAGGCCAACGCCTTGAGGTCAGGTTCAGTGCTCATGACTGAGACGCCTTTGCGCGGAGGAGGGCGGCGAGCACGGAAAGCGCCGGGGTCGCGGCGTCACCCAGGTAGGTCGGGTGCTTGAACCGGTAGCCGGTCGCGGTCGCCACCCGCTCGTTTGACGGGATGGATAGGGTTGCCCAAGGTTGGCGAGGGCCAGAGGAGCCGAGGAAGCACGTCCCCAGCGCCACGCCCATCTCCGGCAACACACGATCCACGAGGGCCAGGGCGGCGTCTAGGCTGTCGGTGACAGGATCGGCGTAGGTTCGATTACATCGCTCACACCGGTGCCCGTCGCCTCGATTGTATCCGCCTAGGCCCCAGCATTCGCGGCACAGTCCCGAAGCCTGCAAGGCCTCCACGATCAGTCGATCCAGAACCGCGTCCGGCCCGCTCGCACCTTCTACCCGCTCAAGCAGTCCCTTGAGGTCTGGTTCGGCTCTTATGGTAGGTTCAGATTCAGACATTATGGCCGCCTTTGCTGACATGTGTTTGAGCCCCTGCGGGGCCATCGGCTGGCCCTTCACTCCGCTGGACAGCCAGGTACGCCGCGTGGCGCTCCTGACAGGCCTGGTTGGGGTCGATGCCGACCTCTGCCCACCAGCGGCGTTCGTTGCCGGCGGCGTGCTGCGCCTCGTGGTGCTTGCGGCAGAGCGGCAGGACCCAGCGGTCATCCGGCTTCTTGCCAAGCCCAGGGTTGAGGCGACCGACCTTCGCCTCCCCAAACCGAAGATGGGCCGGGTCAATGCGACCTTCGCATCCACCCAGGATCGGACCCACAATGCACGGCTGCAGACGCGTGTGCGCCAGATAGCCCTTGTCGTGCTCGCGCTCGTGGCGCTTGCCGGGCGCCGCGGAAGCCTTCAGGGCCTTCGCGCGGTCGCGCCGGTCGCTGTTGCGCTTCTTCGCGGCGGCCTTCTTCTCCGGCGCTTCGATCTCTCGGATCTTCTGGCGCAGCAGGGCCAAGTCGCGGCGCTGATCGGCTGTCCGGTTCATGCGGCCCGCGCCTGATCTTGGAAGACGACGCCATGTTGCGCGCCGAAGGCCTCGATCAGGTCCATCAGCTCGCCCATCTCGGCCTTGGACAGAGCGGAGGACGAGCGACCGAGGTTCACGAAGCCGGTCCCCTCGATGTTGGGAACGAGGCGCATTTCCTGATTGAGCCCCGACATGAAAATGAGCTTCCAGTCGTCGGCGGACAGCTTCAGCCCATGCCACTCGACTTGGCGGGCAACCTCCGTCAGCATCGCCCACATGCGGGCGTTCTGGTCCGTAGTTCGCTTAGCCTCGCGGAACTCCACCCGGCAGCCAGGCGGGGCCTTCAGGCACCACGCCGCCGCCCGCTGACGGGTCGCTGTATCGGTCATGACGATGACGGCGCGGGACATGGCTAGGCTTGCGCCTCCAGGCTGGCCCGGCGCTGTTCGAGGTGCTTCTTCACCGCCAGTGCGTCGGTCGGCGCGCGAGCCCAGAACTCCCGCATGGGGTGCGTGTTGGCGCTCTCGAACCAGCGAAACTGGTTCAGGTCCCAGCCGTCCGCCGCCTCCATGATCCGGTCGGCCATCTTGCCAACCTCGATCCCTTCCAGCGGCGAGGTGGGCGATAGCTGGATGGTGATGGAGTTGGCCGCGCCGATGCGGGCGATGCGGGTCTCTTCCTGGTGCGCGCTGATGACCTCAGAGGCCACGACCTCCACCGCCTGCGCGCGGTCCAGCTCCGAGCCCTCGTAGATCCCGCTCAGATCCTCGGGGAAGGCCTTGCGGAGTGCTTGGGCCTCGGCGCATTTGCAGATCATGATCCGGCCCATCTTCGGCCAGTTGCCGTCGAGGGTCTGCTTGCCGGTCGGCTTGCGCTTGTTGGCGGCCTCATCGAACGCCCACTCGTCCTTGATCGGCGCGAACTCATCCCAGTAGGCAACGCCGGAGACGGGTTTCCAGCCCCCGCCCTTGGCGTTGTCGGCGATGTAGATGCGGACCACGGCCTTCACGATGCCCAGTGGGTTCGTGGAGCAGCGTAGGGCATCGTCATAGGTGATCGCCGGCTCGTCCTCGTCCGGCCGATAGCGGCCCGACCTGGCGGCCATGGCGCGCATTCCGTCGATCGTGGTGATGATCGACATGTTGCGCTTGTCAGGCTTGTCCTTGTTGAAGACGATCGCGCTGATCTGCTTCGAAAACGGGTCCAGCGCCTTCATCCTCGCCACGGCCATGAACAGGTCGAACTCGTCGGGGTTCGTATCCTTGGCGACGGTTCGCTTGATCAGCGCCAGTTGGGCGCCCGTGTAGTTGGTCCCATGAAGGGCGACGACGGCTTGGCTCATGGCTATGCGGTCCTGATGGTGAGGGAGGGGGCGCAGTTGGAGAGGGCGGCGCCGGCGATGGGGCGACCCTCCTTGAGCGCGGCGGCGAGCGCCTTCTTGTCGAGCTTCGGATCTCCGGTTTTCCAGAACTCGGCCGGAATGTCGGACTCCTCGGTGATCTCGACCTTAGCGGCGCGGCGCACGAGCGAGAGGGTTCCGCCGGGGCGCTCGACCTTCTCCAACTCGGCGATCATCAGCGCTTGCTCGATCATCGCCCGGCACGTCTCGGCGCGCTTGTCGAAGCGCAGCGCGCGGCTCTCGATTTCCGCCGCCGCCGCCCTGGCGCCCTTCGCCAAGCCTTCGCTTTCTGCTATGGTGATCAGCAGGCGGTCGATAGCCTCAAAGAGCGATGTTTCGCCCTCGATGCTGTCGATCAGGAGGTCGGGATCGTCCGCGAGGCCGTGGTCTGCCAGCGTCCCCCGGAGAGCCGTTACGGCCTTCGCTTCCTTGATGGGGTCCAGGTAGCTCACGGCTGTTCTCCATCAACAGGGGTCACGCGAGACACCTCCACCCATTGGAAGCAGTCGCGTTGGGGGCGGGCTCTTCGTTCGTCGCGGGGAACTTCCAGCCCATGCGGGTCAGGCGCTCCTTCAGCGTCTCGAACTTGGGCGGCGGGTTCAGCTCATCCCGCCATTGGGCGAACTCCGACTTCACGACAGCACCCCCAGCACATGGGCTTCCCCGACCACGGCCAGGATCAGGATGGAAAGCTTGGTGAACTCGTAGGCCCACCAGAGGATGGGGCGGTTCATTGAGCGGTCTCCGTTTCGCGTGCGGCGATGGCGGTGAGCGCGTCGAGCGCTGCGGCCAGGGCGCCGTCCAGTTCCTCGTGCGACTTGCCCCAGCCATCCATTCTGCGAACCTGCCAGCGGCAGGTGTCGGCCAGCCCCCGGAGGGCTTCGTAGGCGAGGGCTTCCCGCCACGTCCGGCGGCTCAACTCGGCCATTACGTCCTTCAGGAGCGCCTTGCTTTCGGCGTTGCCGAGGCTGTCGTGGTAGGCCAGAAGGCGTTGGGTCAGGCTCATGCCCGCACCGCCTTGAACACGTCCGTCAGCAGCGCCAGGGCCGCCGTAGCGGTGTAGAAGGCCGCAGAGACACCTTCCCAGTCAGGGAAGTCATCGACCGTTCCGTCCATGTAGGTGAGGCGGAAGCCGTCGATGTGGCTGATTATCTGCGGCGTCTGGATGGGGAAGGGGGCGCGCATCAGGCAGCCTTCCGCAGAGCCGCGACGGACGGTTCAACCCGCGCCGGATAAGACCTCACCAGAGCCCGATGACGCAGGATGGCGATGGCCTCGGCCGCGATCTCACGCGGACCACGGAAGGCCCCGAACCGCTCGATCAGCACATCCTCTGCGCCTTCCAGGGCGATGAGGTGCATTGCGAGCATGTGGTTCAGCGCGGGGGCGGTGTAGTGGAGGCCCTCGCGAAGGGCGTCGTGCATTTCCTCGGTGGCGGTCATTGGCCGGTCGCCTTGGCGGCTTCGGCGATGGCGTCACGGTAGGACCGCGCGCTCCATTCCTGCGCGCTGAGGGCGCGGACGAACCGGACCTCGTAGAGCCCGGCGAGCCAGTTCGTGCTTTCATCGACCAAGAAGGTCGCTTCGATCATCTTGGCAGGGCGGTCTTCCGGCTCGAAGTCGAGGGCCGCGAGCACCGCAAACTTGGGCTCCGGGTCCTGGGTCCTGGCGATGTTGGCCATGTCTGCTGGTCTCCAGTTGGTATGGAGACAGTACACCGTGTACCCAATGCGTCAACACAAAACGTACCCAATGCGCGCAGAAAATTGCGCCGCTAGGTGCGGACGGTCCGACTCAGGGGGTTAGATCAGCCGCGCTTTTCCATGGCGCGCAGCAGCTCGCGGGCCATCTCGACCGGGTCATCGCCCTTGCGCTCGTGACCGCCGCGCCCGAAGGCCAGCCACTCCGCAGAGACCCCGAACGCGCGGGCGTACTTCTCCAGGGTGCGCGGCTTGATGCCGTCCTTCCCTCGGATGCCCTGCTCGTGGCTCTTGTAGGTGTTCTCGTTCCACTCGAACTTCTCGGCCGCCGCCCTGGCTGACGTGAACTTCATGTTCTCGCGCGCCCAGCGGATACGGCCGGCTTGAGTGGTCAGGTCTGGCGGGGAGATCGCGGTCTTTGTCATGGCCCCGGATCGTACCCACCGATTGGGTACATGGGGTGTTGACGTCTTTGGGTACGTAGGGTACCTAAAGGGAATGGTCAATTCGTTCTCCGAGGTCATCGACGCTTTGGGCGGCGCCACGAAGTTCAGCCGGGCGATCGGCATGGACCCGAACACCGGCCGGGCGGCGCGCAAGCGCGAGTCCATCGCGGTCTCTTGGTTCCCGAAGATCGCGGAACTGGCAGCCGAGCGAGGCCGTCACGACATCACGGTTGAGAAGCTGGTGGAACTGGCCTCCGAGCGCCGGGCCGCCTGATGCCCTACACGGGGGGAATTCTCGCCAAGAGAGTAGGCGCCCATCCTTCCCAGATGGCGCAGGCCTCGCGCCGGACGCGGTTCAGTTCCCCCCGTGAAGCGTTCGACTTCACCGGGAAGAGCGCTGAGACCGTCTCCTCGTTCTGCAGCAGGCGCGACCCGAAGTCGAAGAAGGCCCGCGCGCGCTGCCGGGGCTTCGAATGTGCCGTCGCCATGTACGCCTCTAACGCTACTCTGATGAGAATGCGCTCGGGCGTAGGCGGCGGAATCGCCGGCTCCGGCTCCTCTGATCGTTTTGATATCACGCTTACTAACCCCAGGAACTCCCTCGGGGTTCACACTGCGCCATCGAGCGCCACCGTGACAACCTACAACTGTAGTAAACGCAGTACGCGCACTACCCTCCGTGGTCTCCCTTCCCCCCGTGTCTTTGGTGTTGAGGGGGGGGATTAAGAGATGGGTTCCTCCAGTCATCTGTCCCCATCGACCCACGCCAAGCCGCAGCTTCGCGTCCTCAGCCTGTTCGCCGGCATCGGCGGGTTCGACCTCGGCCTTGAGCGGACAGGAGGCTTCAAGACTGTCGCGTTCTGCGAGATCGACCCGTTCTGCCGGCGGGTGCTGGCGAAGCATTGGCCGGAGGTGCCCATTGTTCGAGACATTCGTTCCTTGGACCGAGAACAGGTCGCCGCCGTGGGTCCCGTGGACGTCGTCTGCGGAGGCTTCCCCTGTCAGGACGTCAGCCAGGCCCGCCGCGGAACCGACGCAGCGGGACTTGATGGAGATCGATCCGGCCTTTGGGTTGAGCTCGTCCGAATCGTCGATCTTGCCCGGCCCGGATGGGTGCTGGTTGAGAATGTCCATCGCCTCGCAACTGCTGGCGTCGACCGGGTTATCACAGCGCTGGAAGCCCTCGGCTACGCCTGCGAAACGCTCATTGTGGGTGCTGGAAATGCCGGCGCGCCCCATCTTCGACAGCGGCTCTGGCTGGTTGCCCACGCCGCGGGCGAGCGACGGGGCGAAGTCCCCCGGCATGTCGCTCAAGCGGCAGGCATCGGGGCGGGCGCCGGACACGTTGCATCGGTGGCTGAAGCTGAACGGCCACGTTGGGCCGACGAGCCCAATGTTTGTCGAGTGGCTCATGGGCTTCCCAATCGGGTGGACCGACTGCGAACCCTCGGAAACGCCGTAGTCCCGCAGATCCCCGAACTGATCGGCCGCGCCATCCTCGAAGCCGAGGCCTGCGCATGACCCATTTCCCATCCGCACCGCTTCTGGCCTCCCCGCCCGCGGTGCGCGAGCGCGCAGCCCGACGAGCCCCCTTGTCACCGCTGCGCGCGGCCCCTGGAGCCTGCCCGACAGTTGGCTCTGGGGGTCACTCATTGCATGGCGACGAAGCCAGACAGCGCGCCAACGCTGTCGGCTTCCTTCGCTCGTCTGTTCTGTCTGAGGGCGGCGCGCCAACATGCTTGGCCGTCCTCCGTACTCAACCCTTCCATTGCGTCCAGAAGCCTGTCCCTGGCCTCAAGCGCCTCTGCCCTGCTGTCCCGCTGAACCTCCATCTGCAACTCCCGTCTTCACGAGGCTCAACATGAATGGGGCAGTCGTGGAAATCCGGCACAACTACGGGGCTAGACAACGCAGCTTAGCGCTTGACAAGGGCTCGCGCGATGCAATGGCCGACTACTGGCGGATGCGCTGGCCGAGCAACACGGCCAAGCACGGCGCGCGTGAGTTCGGCCTGACCCTGGACCAGGCCCGGAGCGTCGTCGCTTGCCGGGCCTCGCTCACCACCCTTGACCAAATAGAGAAAGCTGGCGGCTGGGCCGTGATCTTCGCTGTGAAGGCGTTGGTCGTGGGCCAAGGGGCCGACCAGTTCATCATCGAAATGAGGAAGGCCCATGAAGAGCACGGGAGCCGTCTTGCTGCACTGTTTGGCGATCCTGGGGCTGGGGCTGGCCCTGCTGCTGACCGGCGTTCCGGCGGCGATCGGACACCTGATCACGTCACTGAGTCTGCCGAGCGCCGAATGGGCGAGAGACGAACTCGTTAGGCACTGGCGAGCCCTGAAGGGGAGGGGAAACTACAATGATCTTCCGTAAAGCCCTGAGAGCAATGGCAAGACGCCATGCTGCCAGGAAGGCAGAGGCAGAACGAACCGTTCTGGTCGCGCAGCTCAAGCAGGCCATCAACGCTCATGATGACCGCGCCACAGGGGAGCGGTTCCGTCCGGCTTTCGAGGCGACGTGCGCGGCTCTGGCGGCGTCTGTTGGACGTAGGCCTCAGGCTTGGCGGGGGCAGCGCTGATGGCCGCCTTCGAGGCCTCATGGCCCGCCGAGCACATCGAACGCCTCAAGGATCTCTGGACCAAGGGTTGGTCTGGCGGACAGATCGCCAAGGAGATGGGAGGCTACACCCGTAGCGCCATCATCGGCAAGGTTCACAGGCTGCGCCTAGCCGGCGAGATCGAGGTTCGCATGTCTCCGTCAGGGCCACGTGGCCTGCAGCGGGTGGCGAAGCCCCAGCGTGCTAAGCCAACGGCTCGTGCTCGCCTCCTGGCCTCGCCGAGGCCGCCGCGGGCCAGCGCGCCGAAGGCCCCGGCCCCGGTGATCAACTACGCCAACGCCCGCCCGTGGGAAGAGCGCCGGCCGGGACAGTGCGCCTTCCCGATCGGCCAGGGTGACGGCCTGCTGTCCTGCTGCGCCCCGACTGAGACGGTTGCCGACAAGCGCCGCATCTACTGCCTGGCGTGTGAATCCGTCGTCTACCAGCAGGTGACGCCGGCCAAGAAGCGCGAGCGTCGCCGCATCGTCCGGTTAGCCGCATGAACCCCCGTCGCCCTCCGCGACCTGTCGTCAACCGCATCGCGGCGGACGAGGCCCGACGCTCCGGAATCACCCTGGATCAGATCCTCGGCAACGGCTCGCGCCAGTCTGACGAGGTCATCGCCGCACGCCGCCGAGCTATCCTCCGCATCGTGGCCGAGACAGGCTGTTCCGCCCATGGCGTGGCCTTGACCTGGGGCATGGGCCGGGAGGCCGCGTCCAAGTGCTTCCGCACCGGCGCTGACGCCTACGACGCCGACACCATCACCCGCCTTGCCTGGGCGCATGGCGCGCACAGGGCTGAGCAGATCGTCGGCGGCAACGACCCCAACACGCAGGCCGACATCGCGTCCTGGCGCACCCTGGGTACGAGGGATGCCGCATGAGCTACGGCCAGGGCGGCAAGGCTCCGCGCATCATCTTCCACCACCTCCGCGGCATGACCGTTCGAGAGATCGCGGCGCGCGTCGGCTGCTGTGAGACGTGGGCGCAGTTCGTGATCTCGACCTGGGACGGTCACGACGAATTTGTCAGGTGTCGCAGTCAGCGGATTCCGGCGCCCAGGCTAAGGGTCTTGGCATGAGCAACGCCGCCAAACCAGACACATGGATGCCGCTGGTTATCGGCGACTACCTCAAGGACACCACGCGGCTGACCACTGAGCAGCACGGGGCCTACCTCCTGCTGATCATGTCGTACTGGGTGGACGGCCCGCCCGTGGACGACGACAGCGACCTAGCGGCCATCACCGGACTGGACGCCAAGTCCTGGCGCAAGCACCGCGAAAAGCTGCTTCGCTTCTTCCGCGTCGAGTTCGGCCACTGGCGCCATAAGCGCATTGACGCGGAGCTTGAGCGCTGGGCTGCGAAGAAGGTGCTCTACGCCGAGCGGGCTGCGGCTGGAGGGCGCGCAAAGGCTGCTAAAAGCACCCCGCAAGCAGGATTTAAGCAGGCAAAAACGGGCGAAAAAGTCTGCTTAAAAGCTGCTCCGCAACCCGCATCCAGAGAAGAAGAAGGCCCCAATAGGCCTTCTTCACTCTCTGGGCAGAATGAATTTTCAGGACCAAAGGAAGTCAGGGACGCCTTCCTCGCCAAGATGGACGACCACTGGGTTTGCACCTGGATCGATCCGTGTGGCTGGCAGGACGTGCCGGAGCGGGCCTTGATCCCGCCCAGGCCCTACACCGCCAAGAAGATCCGAGGCGAGGCCGCGGCAGTCCTGCTGAGCCTCGGCATCGTCGTGCTGGACCGTGCAGCATGAGGCAAGCCATCGCCCAAGCCGCCAAGACTGCCGCTGTGGCTGACACCATGCTCGGCTTCCACCTCCACGCTGCTGCAATCCCCGGCGCATCGAGGGAGGAGATCGCCGAGCGCCTCGAGCGCGCCTTCCGCATCTGGTTCACGCTAGCACGCGCCATGAGCGAACTCGAACAGATCGCGCCAAACGCAGCCCGCCAAGCCGCTGCTGAAGACGCCAAGGCCCAGGACTTCATCGAGAGGAAGACTGCCTGATGACGCGCCGCCGTAAGCCCGCAGATCCCGCAGCCGTCGCCAAGGCCATGCTCGCCAGGCTGGAGCGAGAGGCCGAGCGCAAGCGCCTCACCAACTCCGGCGCCACTGTCACCGTGGACAACGTCGGCCGGATCGTCAGCGCCTACCGCGCCAACGTCTTCCGCCTGCTGCTGGAGCGGGGAACGATCACGCCCAACCACCACGACGCGGCATACACGCTGGGCCTGTCCTGGGCGGCCTGGAAGGGCTTGGACGGGAAGCCTGAGACGTTCGGCGGCTACGTCGATGGCGGGGGAGGTTGCGCCGAGCTGGTGACCGATCGCATGATCCGCGGCGGACGTGATGTGGCCCGCGCTCTGGCCTCGGTCGAACCTGGCGCAAAGGCCATCCTCGAGGCCTTCATGGTGGCGACTATCGAGGAGGACCGGGCGATGGTCTGGCGCGGCGTCATGGAGCGGCTGGGCTACCATGCGAGGGACCGACAGACACAGGCCGTTGTGGCGGCTCTGGAGGGCCTGAGGGCCTACTATCAGGAACCGGGGAGGGTGGCGGCGTGACCACCGTGGCCTATAGGGGCGGGGTTTTGGCGGCAGACACGCTCGCGACCTGGGGCTCAAACCGCGACGGCTACTGCACCAAGATCGCGCAGCGCGGCGATTACCTGGCCGCGACGTCTGGTAGCCTGAGTTCGTGTCAGGCCTTCCTCGACTGGTTCCGGCGCGGCATGAAGGGCGAGCCGCCGACGATGCCCGATGGCGAGGCAACGACCCACGGCGCGATAATCACGCCAGAGGATCAGATCCTGCTACTCACGCCGCGCGGATGGGAGAGAACCGCCAACGATACGCTTTGCATGGGATCGGGCTCGGAGTTCGCGCAGGGTGCTATGGCGGCCGGAGCCACGCCCGACGACGCTGTCCGCATCGCCATGATCTATGACACCAAGTCTGGTGGTCAAATCAGCATCTTGCGCCGGAACCAATCCGCCGCACTAGAGGTTGTTGACGCCCCCGAACGAACCGGGTAGGGAATATCTAGTGGTCGGAAGTGCGCACGGAGCGCCACCGATCTCGCCCAACAGCCCGCCCAGCCGACAACGCCTCAAAGCTCAGCTTGCACAAACGAGCGGCCCGAGGCGGGCTAAACCCACGAGGCCCAGCATGGAAGCCCTGGCGGTAGCTCTAGCCTTCATCGCTATCGCCGGCTGGACCATTGCCATCCTCACCATTGCCGAGAACGGACGCCTGCGGAAGGCGATCGAGCCGTTCGATCGAGATGGCGACGGGCGTATCGGCGGGAGCGTGGGGCGCTAGATGGGCCGGCCGAGCAAGTTCACTCAGGGCCTGGCTGATCAGATCTGCGACAGGCTGGCGCTGGGCGAGCCGATGGCGGTCATCTGTCGGGATGAGGGATATCCGTCCGATCGCACGGTGCGGGATTGGATTTCGGCGAACGAAGAGTTTTCCGCCGCCATCGCCCGCGCGCGCGAAAGCGGCTACGACATGCTGGCCGCACAGTGTTTGGAGATCGCCGACACGCCGCTGCTGGGCCAGGAAACCGTGACCAAGGCCGAGGGTCAAACCGAGGTCCGCGAAGGCGACATGCTCGGCCATCGCAAGCTGCAGATCGACACTCGGATGAAGCTTCTGTCGAAGTGGGACCCCAAGCGCTTCGGCGACAAGCTGGCGCTCGGCCAGGCTGACGACCTCGCGCCGCTGACGGTCGTCATCAACAAGCCCGGATGAGCCGAACGCTCGAGCTACCGCACCAGTGGCAGGCGAGGGACTATCAGCAGCCGCTCTGGCGCTACATGCACAACGGCGGGAAGCGAGCGATCGCCATCTGGCCGCGGCGGCATGGCAAGGACGACCTGGCGCTGCACTTCACGGCCTGCGCGGCTCATGAGCGGGTCGGAACCTACTGGCATCTGCTGCCCCAGCAGAACCAAGCCCGTAAGGCGATCTGGAACGCGGTCAACCCGCACACCGGCCGCCGGCGGATAGACGACGCGTTCCCCGCCGAGCTTAGGGACGCCACGCGCGACGACGAGATGTTCATCCGGTTCAAGACCGGGTCAACTTGGCAGGTCATCGGCTCGGACAACTACGACGCCCTGGTGGGCACGCCGCCGATCGGGGTTGTCTTCTCGGAGTGGGCGCTGAGCGACCCGCAGGCCTGGTCGCTGATCCGGCCTATCTTGCTGGAGAACGGCGGCTGGTCGATCTTCATCACCACACCGCGCGGTCGTAACCACGCGCACCGCATGTACGAGATGGCCAAGGGTTCGGAGGAGTGGTTCGCCGAGCACCTGACGGCTGAGAAGACCGGCGTCTTCACCGCGGCGCAGCTCGCCAACGAGAAGGCAGAGTTGCTGTCCGAACGGGGCGAGACGGACGGCGAGGCGATCTACGAGCAGGAGTACATGTGCTCGTGGGCTGCGGCGCTTCCGGGCGCCTACTACGCCAAGGTGATCGACAAGCTGGAGGCTGAAGGCGCTATCGGGCGCGTGCCGTACAATCCGGCGAGACAGGTTCACACGGCCTGGGACCTCGGCGCGAACGACATGACGGTGATCTGGTTCATGCAGCGGACCCCGATGGGCTGGGCGGCTATCGACTACGTCGCCAACACCACGGCGGGCATCGACTGGTACGCCAGGGAGATCACCAGCAGGCCGTACGTCTACGGTGAGCACCTGTTGCCCCACGACGGCGGGGACAAGCGTCTGGCGCTCCCTGAGGCCGCCAGCATCGCCGACACGCTGCGCCGGATGGGCCTGAAGAACGTGCGGGTCGTGCCGCGGACGCTGAGCGTGGCGACGGACATCAACGAGGTCCGCAAGGTTCTCCCGATCTGCGTGTTCGACGCTGAGAAGTGCGCGCATGGGATCGACGCGCTGCGGTCCTATCGGCGGATCTGGGATGAGAAGCTGAAGGCCTACAAGGACCAACCGCTCCACGACTGGGCGAGCGACCCGGCGGACGCCTTCCGCACCTTCGCGATCGGCAAGCCCCAGGAGTACGGGGCGAACGACGATGTTCCGCAGGAATGGGACGAAGCCGGCCGCAACGAGTCCACGGGGTACTAGATGGACCACTACTTCCGGCTTCATGGGGCCTGCGTCTTCTGCGGCACTACGCGGGAGAAGGTTGCGGATCGCCTGGCGTCTCCGTTCTGCGCTGAGCGACCGGACGAGCTGAAGCGGCGGGATGCGGACGCGGCGCGAGAGCAGAGCGCGAACCAATCTACGGGCTACTAGCGGAGGCTGATGAATGTCTGAAGCCCTCGCATACGAGCCCCAGGACGACCTTGAAGAAGAAGGCCCCGCGCCCTTCGACCTGATGGCGGCGATCCAGTCGCCCAACATCGCCGAAGACCTCTCGCCGGCCCTCCTCGCCACCATCGGCGACAAGGTGCTGGAAGAGTACAAGATCGACGAGGAAAGCCGCCGCAAGGAGGGCTGGGACGAACGCTATCAGACGGCGATGGACCTCGCCATGCTGGTGGCCAAGCAGAAGAGCTTCCCCTGGCCTGGCGCATCCAACGTCAAGCATCCGCTGCTGGCCACGGCTGCGATCCAGTTCAACGCGCGGGCGTACGGCGCCCTGATCGACGGACCTATCCCGGTGAAGGGCTCTGTGAAGGGCTCTGACCGCGGCATCCCCCAGATGGGTCCGGACGGTCAGCCGCAGATGGACCCGCAGTCCGGCGAGCCGGTGTGGCAGGTCAAGCCGGGGGCCAAGCGTGAACGGGCCGACCGCATCGGCGCTCACATGTCCTACCAGATCATGGAGGAGATGCCCGGCTGGGAAGAGGACACTGACCGGCTTCTGATCCAGAACCCCATCGTGGGCTGCAGCTTCCGCAAGTCGTGGTTCGACCCGATGAAGGGCTGCAACCGAACTGAGATGGTGACGGCCAAGGACTTCGTCGTCAACTACTGGACCAAGGATCTGGAGACGTGCCCACGTGGAACGCACGTGCTCACGTTCTACCCGCACGAGGTGACCGAGCGCATCCGGGCCAAGACGTGGCTGGACGTGGACCTGGGCCGCCCTGCCGAGGCCGCCAACGACGACCAGGCGCCCTACACCTTCTATGAGCAGTTCCGGCTGATCGACCTGGACGAGGACGAGTATCCCGAACCCTACATCGTCACGGTGGAGAAGGAGTCCGGCCAAGTCGTCCGCATCGTGGCGCGCTTCGACGAGCGCGGCGTGTACGGTCCTGATGGCAAGCGAGCTGAGATCGAGCGCAGCCAAGTTCCAGGGCAGCCTCCTATCGTAAAATACTGGCCCGAGACCATCGCTCGCATCGAGCCGGAGCGTTCGTTCACGAAGTGGCCCTTCATCCCGGCCATGGACGGCAGCTACTACGACATCGGCTTCGGGATGCTGCTGGGCTCGACGGTCAACAGCGTCAACACGGTGCTGAACCAGCTTTTCGACGCGGGAACCCTGTCCAACCTGGGCGGCGGGTTCATCGGCGAGGGGATCTCGATCAAGTCCGGCAACATGACGCGCCGGCCGGGCGAGTGGAAGAAGGCCGCGGTGGGCAATGGCGGCTCCCTGAGGGAGAACGTCGTCCCGTTCCCGACGCAGGACCCGTCGCGGGTGCTGCTGGAGCTGCTCGTCTTCCTGATCGACGGCGCGAAAGACCTCACGGCGACGCAGGACATCCTGGGCGGGGATGCGGGCAAGGGCACGCTCCCGGTGGGCACCGTGTCGGCGCTGATCGAACAGGGCCTGAAGACCTTCACGGCCATCGTGAAGCGCCTGCACAGGGCCTTCAAGGACGAGTTGGGCATCCTCTACCGCCTGAACGCGCGCTATCTGGAGCCCGAGGCCTACTTCACCTTCCAAGATGAGGAAGGCGTGGTTGCGCAGGACGACTACAAGCTCGGCGACTGCGACGTGGTCCCGGTGTCCGACCCGAACATGGCCACGGACATGCAGCGCACCACGAAGGCGCAGGCGACGATGGAAATCGCCAAGGAAGCCGGCGGGGACATGCGGGTTGCGGGCCTGCGGGCGCTGGAGGCGTTCCGGGTCGATGCTCCCGAGGAGATCTTCCCGAAGCCGCAGGGGCCGCCGCCGGAAGATCCGGCGCTCGTCAAAGCCAAGGCCGACGCCGAGATGGACGACCGACGCACGCAGATCGAGGCGGCCGAGGCGGCTTCCAACATCGCGGCGCAGACGGTCGAAACCGAGGCGAAGAAGCTCGAGCTTGCGATGATGGCGCCGCAGTTCATGGCCGCCATCGAGCAGGCGATCCAAGCCGGCATCCAGCGGGCGCTACAGTTGGTGGAAAATGGAGGACAGCCCCCGGTTCAGCAAGGCGCAGTTCCTGGAATGGATCAACCGCCGGGAAACCCGGATGTTCCTGGACCTCCTCAAGGCGGAGCGGAACTGCCTGGCGGACCAATGGGCGCGGGGCCAGGAGATGGACCCCCGCCAGCAGACCAAGGCGCTCCTATGGACGGAGCTTTCGACCCTGAAATGGCCTGACGTCGAGGGCATGTACGCCCGGATCGACGAGCACGCGGCTGCGGCGGCTGAAGATGACGCCGAGCCTGCCGAAGAGACCGAATCCGACGCGCAATAGCGTCCGATAGCCCGCCGAAGAGACCGGGCTTCACACCTACCCGAAGAGCAACCATGGAAAACACCAGCGGCCTCGTGCCGGTGGATCTGCGCATCCTCGTGAAGCCGGACGTCATCGCCGAGAAGATCGGCAGCGTCTACATTCCCGAGACCAGCGCCGACAAAGCCAAGTTCGCGGGGGTCAAGGGGACCTTCATCGCCGCGGGCGCAAACGCGTTCAAGGAGTGGGGCGAGTCAGCGGCTAAGCCCACGCCTGGCGACCGGGTTCTGTTCGCCCAGTACAGCGGCTCCGAGGTCAAGAAGGGCGCGGACGGGGAACGCTACGTCGTGATGAACGACGCTGACATCCTCGCCGTGATCGAGGCCGAGCAATGAGCGAAGCCCTGACCGACGACGCCCTGGACGCCGCCGCCTCCGCTGCGATCGACGCTGCGGCCGGCGCTCCGGTCACCGACAAGCGCGACGAGGCGGCCGGCGGGGCTGATCCCGCACCGGCCGAGCCCAAGGACCCGAAGTCCAAGCTGGAGGCCACGGCGCTGACCATCGGCTGGTCCGGCAAGGAGGCCTGGAAGGGCGATCCTGCGGACTGGCTCGACGCGCCGGAGTTCATCCTAAAGGCCGCGGGCGAAGTGCTCCCCTCCATGCGCAAGTCGCTGGAGAAGGCCAACGACGAGATCAAGGGCCTCAAGAGCGCGGTCAAGACCTCGATCGGCCACATCACCAAGGCCCGCAAGGAGGGCTACGAGCAGCGCTCCCGTGAGCTGCAGTCGGAACTGGCCACCTACGCCGCCGCGGGCGACGTCGAGAACGTCAAGTCCGTCACCGCCGACATCGTGGCCCTGGAGAAGGAAGTCACGGCCGAGGCTGCGCCGGAAGCCCCTGACGAGCCAGCCGAGTTCACCGCCTGGAAGGCCGAGAACCCCTGGTTCGGGACCGACAAGGCCATGACCGCCGCCTGCATCGCCCTCGGCAACGAGGTGTTCGACGAAGGCTACACCGGCAAGGCGCAGACCAAGGAAGTTGATCGGCGGCTGCGCGAGCAGTTTCCGGCCAAGTTCGCCAAGCCCACGAACCCGAACCGCGCGCTGCCTGGCGCTGTGGAAGGGCCGGGCGGGGCGCGTCGGGGAGGCAGCAAGTCCTTCTCCGACATGCCACGGGACGCCCAGGAGATGTGCCTCGACATGATCAAGGCCTCGAACGGGAAGATCACCAAGGAATCGTACGCGCGAGAGCACTTCGCCATTGAGGACCAACGCAAATGACTGACGCAGCCCCGGAAACCGAAGCCGTTCCCCCGGCCCGTCGTCGCCCGCGTGCCTCTGCTGGAGGCTTCTCGCTGAAGCTGGAGGCCGAACAGCGGCCCGGCTTCGTCCGCCGTTTCGTCAACGGCGATCCCAGCCGCATCCTGAAGATGGAGCGCCTGGGCTACACCCTCGTCAACGACCGTGCCGGCGACGGAAAGTCCCGCACGGACGGCCAGGGCACCCGGATCACCCGCCATGCGGGCAAGACCGAGGAAGGCGCTCCGATGCACGCCGTGCTGATGGAGACCCCGGAACATGAGTACGCCCACGGCGTCGCGGACAAGGAAGAATCCCGCAAGGTCGTGGAAGACGTCATTCGCCGCTCTGGCGACCCGACCGGCCAGCTTGAAGGCCAGTACGCCCCGTCGATCAAGAGCACCGTCGAACACTCGCGCTAAGGCGCAAGGAATTTCACCATGGCAAACGTAAACGCTCCGTTCGGGCTTCGCCCGATCGGCACCGTTGGCGGCAGTCATTCCGGCAACCTGGAGGTCTTCACGACCCCTGCCGGCGATGGCACCGCCATTTACATCGGCGATCCGGTCACCAAGACCGGCAATGGCACCGGCCAGACGGTCAACGGGGTCTCGTACCCTGACTGTGTGATCGCGGCCACCACGGACATCATCGACGGCGTCGTCGTCGCGGTGCTCGCGGACACGGAAGCCTCGCTTCCCTACCGCGCCGCCTCGACCCTGCGCCGCCTGCTGGTCTGCACCGATCCGAGCATGCTGTACGAGGTTCAGGAAGGCGGCTCCGGCACTGCGCTCACCGAGAACGATGTCGGCAACAACATCAGCATCTCGGTCACCGCCGGCAGCACCGTCACCGGCCTGTCGGGCACGATCATCAACAACACGACCGAGAACACGACCAACACCCTGGTCTGCAAGCTCGTGCGCGTGGTGAACCGTCCGAACCTTTCGTACGGCTACTACAACCGCTGGGTTGTGCGGATCAACCGTCACCGCCTCGTCGACCAACTCATCGGCGTGTAGGGAGCACAGCACATGTCCGCTTTTTCAACCGGCAACGCTGCCAAGCTCCTGAAGCCTGGCCTGAACGTCATCTGGGGGACCTACAAGGACCACCCCTTCGAGTACAAGGATCTCTTCGAGGTCCAGGGCTCGGACAAGCAGTACGAGGAAGACCAGCTGATGCCTGGTCTGGGCCTGCTCTCGGTGAAGACCGAGGGCTCGGCGACCACGTACCAGAACACCTCGCAAGGCCTAACCACGCGCTATACGCACACCGCGTACAGCTCGGGGTTCATGATCACCTTCGAGGCGATCCGCGACAACCAGTACAAGTCGAAGGCCCTGAAGGGCGCCCGTATGCTGATGAAGGCCGCGCGCGTCACCAAGGAGACCGTCTGCGCCAACACCTACAACCGGGCACACAACAGCTCGTACCTGGGCGCTGACGGCGTCGTCATCTGCTCGACCGCGCACCCGACCACCTCCGGCAACCAGTCCAACCGCCTGACCACGGCGGCGGACTTCTCGGAGGCATCGGTGGAAGATCTGTGCATTCAGATCGAAAACGCCAAGGACGAAGTCGGCCTTCCGGCGGCCATCGCGGTCAAGAGCCTTCACATCCCGACCAGCCTCAAGTTCGAGGCCGCTCGCGTGCTGAAGTCGCTGGGCCAGAACGACACCGCGAACAATGCCATCAACGCCCTGCGTTCGATGAACATTTTTCCCGATGGCGCCAAGACCAGCCACTACTTCGACGACGACGATGCCTTCTTCATCCGCACCGACGCCGAGCAGGGCATGGTGTTCTTCCAGCGCGAGGAAGCGATCTACGACGAGGACAACGAGTTCGACACCAAGAACCTGAAGTACTCCGTCTACGAGCGCTACTCGGCCGGCAACACGGATTTCCGCGGCCTGTTTTCCAACGGCGGCGGGGCCTGATCCTCCCCAACTGGCCCGCCCCCTCACCGGGGCGGGCCGCCTTTTCCCGAACTCTGAAACACCTCCCATTCGGACCGCACAGCGGTTCAGAGAAAGGACTCCCCCATGGCTGGCCCTAACAGCTATCCGACCGGCGTCGGCGCAAACCTGCTGATCCGCGAAATCCCCATTCACACGGCCTATCCGGGCCGGATCTTCTGGGTCTACAACGGCTCGGCGCTGATGGCGTCGCAGCGTGGCGGCTCCAACGGCAACAAGGGCGGCTTCCAGTCCCCCTTCTCGACCGTGGCCTTTGCCCTGACCCAGGCGACCGCCTCGCGCGGCGATGTCATCATGGTCAAGGCCGGCCACACCGAGACCATCTCGGACGCGACCTCGTTCGCGATGAGCACGGCCGGCGTCGCCATCGTGGGCCTGGGCACCGGCTCGCTGCGCCCGACCTTCACCCTGGACACCGCCAACACGGCGACGATCCCGGTGAGCGCGGCCAACTGCGCCGTGAAGAACTGCATCTTCAAGGCCAACTTCCTGTCGATCGCCGCGTGCTTCACGGTGGCGACCGCGGCGAACTTCGCCGTCGAGGACTGCTACTTCGTGGACACGTCCTCGGTGCTCAACTTCCTGAACATCGTGAAGACCACGGGCGCCGCCAACACCGCGGACGGCCTGACCTTCAGCAACAACGTCGTGGACAACCTCGGCGTGACGGCGAACAACACCGCCGTCCTGACGGCCAACACCATCGACCGGCTGACCTTCAAGGGCAACAACCTCAAGTGGGCGGTGCAGAACGACGTCGCGGCTGGCGTGATCGCCACGGCCGGCATCCTGACCAACGCCGACATCGGGTTCAACAAGGCCTATCGCCCGAACACCACCACGGCCGGCGGCTCGCTGGTGAACGTCGGCGGCACGACCTCGACCGGCTGGTTCTACAACAACTACGTCCAGACGCTCACCACGACCACGGACCTGATCTGCACGGCCAACGTCGGCTTCGGCTTCTTCGAGAACCGGGTGACCGGGGTCAAGGGCGCCACCGGCTTTGTCATCCCGGCGGTCGATAGCTGATGAGCACCAGCGGCGCTCGTCCTGGCGACTGGAAGGCCGTCTGCGACTTCAGCGGAATGACCTTCTGGGCCTCCGAAATGGTGACCGACTCACGCGGCTACCGCGTGCATCGCCGGTTCATCGGCTCGGAGGCCCAGAAGCACCCGCAGGAGGGCGCAGCTCCCAGGGTTACGAACGAAGGCCGCGTGCCGTGGGCTCGCCCCGAAGCGCCCGCGACCTTCCGTTCGCCCACTTCAGTCACGCCGGCTGACCTGTGACCACCTCCGGCTCGAGCGACTTCACCGAGACCTTCCGCCAGATCGCTACGTCGGCCCTGGTGATGGTCGGGGCCTGCGCCATGGGCGACACGCCGGCCGAAGAGGACATGGATACGGCCAAGACGCAGGCCAACCTGATGCTGAAGACGTGGGGAGCCGACCCGAAGCCGAAGCTCTGGCAGATGTCGGAGGGTTCGGTAACGCCGCTGGCGTCGACCGCCTCCTACGCCCTAGCTGCGGCCCGCAAGGTGCTCTCAGCGCGGCGTAGGACCGGAACCGGCGTCAGCCAGAACGACACGCCGATGACGATGATCAGCCGTCAGGAGTACTTCGACAAGGCCAACAAGCTGTCCATCGGCTACGCGACGGAGGCCTACTTCGACCCCCAGCGCGCGGCGCGCACGCTCTATGTCTGGCCGGTCCCCAACGCGACCATCGCTGCGGCGGTGACCATCCCCTACACCTACCTCCGGGTGATCGAGGACATCGACGCCCTGGACGACGATTTCGACACGCCGCAGGAGTGGCTGGAAGTCCTCCAATACGGCCTGGCCGCGCGCCTGACGCCGTTCTTCAAGAACCACATCGCCGACCCTCAGGGCGCCGCCAAGATCGAGGAGCGGGCCGCCTTCCTATACGGCCAGCTCTCGGCCTACGACGACGAAGAGACGTCGGTCTTCATGCAACCCGAGATGAGCTAGGAGCGCGCCATGAGCGGACGCAGCAAAGACGTGGCCGGCGCCTATCGCGCGGTTGCGGTGACCAAAAGCGACGCGACCATTCTCCCCGCCACTCGGGGCATCTACGTGGGCGTGACGGGCGACGTCGCCGTGATCTTCGCGGGCGACACGGCGGCGGTGACCATGAAGAACGTGGTGGCCGGGGCCGAGCACGCCTGGCAGGTAACCAAGGTCATGAGCACGAATACGACCGCCACCGACATCGTGGCATTATATTGAGTTGTAGGCGCTAGCCACGTGCCCCGGTCCTTCGCCGGCTTCGTGCGGAAGCGCATCCTCGAAATCGACGCGGAGTACGAACGCCGCCTGGGCATCGGCTTCCCGTTGGTGATCGCAGGTGAACCCATCCTGTTTGAGGATGAGCCGGAAACCCTGCAGCTCGCCACGCAAGAGCACGTGACCCGCTGGCTGGTGCTGCTGGACATCTTCAACGAGGCCGTGGCGGCGGGAGGTGGGGGCCTCTCGGTTCCAACCGGCCTACGGGCGACCTCGAACCGCTCCTATCCGGCGACCTACTCGCAAGCCGCGGTGACGCTGCGCGCGATGCGGACCTGGGCGGTGAATGCGCAACTCAACTGGTCGCGGCTGAAGGATCTGGCCCGCGCTGTTGAGCGGCGGGAAGACCTCGAAGACATCGACATTAGCCAAGGATGGCCTTAGCGGGGCAGACCGAGGCCGTTTATCAACTGGCCGCTGAAGATGCCCATCACCCCGGGCTTCATTCGGATCAAGTCCCATCCGGTCCTTGGCGGGTCAAAGCGGGCCGTAAGAACCCGGTACGCTTCCCCAAATGCAAACGTCGCCGCCTCGGCGTACTCGGCTTGGACCTGCAAAATTACCTGACTGGCAATTGATCTCCAGTCGTCACGAAGTTCTTCGGTTTCATCTTCCCAACTCTGGAGTTCGGGAACCTCCGCAGCCAACCGCTTGCGTTGCTCTTCCCAGGCGGCCTTAGCGGCCCGCTCTACGATGTCGGTCATGCCAAAAACTCTACTACAAACAGGGGAGAAAAGCCATTCCAGCACTCGCCCTGTTCTCCAGCGCCTCTAAGCGCACCGGCTTCCCCGAAGCCGTGACGGTCAACTGCCTCGTGGAGCGCGATCCGACCAGCAAGGCCGAGATCATCGCCCTGATCGCCCGGCCGGGAACCGAGGCGTTCGAGGTGATCGGTACGGCGCCCATCCGCCTGATCTGGCAGAAGCAAGGGCTGTTCGACAACGACGCGCTGATCCTGGCGAGCAACACGCTCTACCGGCTGAGCGCGGCGGGTGATGTCCAGGCGTTCACGGGGACCATCGCCGGCGACGGGCTCTGCATCGCTGACGGCGGCATAGACCCTGACGGCAACAGCCTCGTGCGGATCGCCACGGGAACGGCGATGTACACCGTCTCTGGCTCTGCGGTCGCGGCCGAGAACTTCCCCGACAGCAGCAACACCGGGGCGACGTCGGTCGCCTTCCTGAGCGGCTACTTCTGGGGCGCGGAGACCGGAACGGACTTCGTCTATTACATCGAGCCGGGCGGCACGACGTGGAACCCGATCGAGTTTGCGGCGGCCGAGTACTCGCCGGACAAGGTCAAGGGCGTGGTGGTGGTGGGCGAGCTTGCCGCGCTGCTGGGCGAGGTCTCGACGGAGTTCTGGCGGGCTACGGGCGACGCCACGTCCCCCATCGAGCCCGCCGCCGGTCTGAAGTACGACATCGGCTGTCGGTCGATCTACGCCGCCGTCAACTGCCGCGGAACCCTGCTCTGGGTCGATCAGGACTGCGCGGTTCGGATGAGCCAAGGTGGCGTGCCCACCATCATCAGCGACCACGGCCTGGCCGAGCAAATCCGCCGCAGCGACCCTGCGGACCTGCGGGCCTCGTTCTTCGTGAAGGATCAGCATCCGGTCTACGTCCTGACCCTCGGGACGGCGGCAACCTGGCTCTACGACCTGGCGTCGAAGGAATGGACCCGAGCGACGTCGGCTGGCTACCCCTACTGGCGCCAAGACCTGTTCTGCAACATCGGCGATGTGGTGCTGGCCCGCGACGTGGTGAGCAACCAGATCTACCGCATCGACCCCGACTTGCTGGACGACGACGGAACGCCGTTCACGATGGAGTTCTGCGCCTACCTTGAGACCAAGGAACGGCCGGTCCAGGTGGCGAATGTTGATCTGCACTGCGAGGTCGGCGGAAGCCCTCGGACGGGGCAGGGGAGCGACCCGCTCTGTGGCCTGCAGACGTCCCGAGACGGCGGCAAGACCTTCAACCCGAATATCCGATATCGCGGCCTGGGCGCGACGGGCGAGTACATGAAGCGAGTGCGCTGGAACGGCCTCGGCCAGGCCAACCATCCGCAGGGCATGTGGTTCAAGTGGTTCATCTCGGACCCCGTCGTGCGGCGGGTGTCCGGCGCTTCGGTCAACGTGCCGTGAGGAACATCCCGCTCTTCGCCCCCAACGGCCTTGGAACCGGCTTCCTGCAAGCCCAGTGGCGGAAGAAGGGGGCTCTACAGCCCTACCAGCCCGGCATCCCCCTCGTGGACCGGTCCGGCATGGCGACCGACTACCTGACCAAGCTCTGGCCTATCGTGTTCCCGACCCGTGGGGATCTCCCCCAAGGCCCCGTCGCCAACGCGGACGGGACGGCCAGCGACCAGTTCTGGCGCGTTTTCAGTTAACTCCGGAGGCCTGTGAATGGGAATCCTCTCTGCCATCACCGGCGGCCTCATCGGCGTGCTTTCGGACGCTGAGAACAAGAAGGCGACGAAGAAGGCCACGCAAGCGGTTCAGGACGCCGCGGACAAGAACATCGCGCTTGCCAGGGACATCTACGGCCAGACGCGTACCGACCTCCAGCCCTACAACCAGGCCGGCCAATCCAGCCTGTCGGCGCTGATGCGGGAGTTGGGGCTTGACCCTGGCCCGGCGGCTACGGGCGCGGGCCTTTCCGGCGCCAACGGCGGCTTGGCGGCAGGCGGCGGCAACGCCGGCGCCGGGACGCCCGCTGGCTTGAGGCCCACGGCTGCGAACGCAGGCATCGACACCTTCGATAAGGCGACCCTCCGCACGAACGGGCCGAACCCCCGCTGGGGTGGGGGCGAGTATCAGCCGCCCACGTCGCCCTTGGAAGGCCCGCAGGCCCCCTTCAGCACCAGCGGCGGGCCTACGGCCCCCACAGCGGCGGCCCCAGCAGCCCGCCCCACTGACCCCGGATACGTCGCCCCGACCTCCCAAGCAACGCCTGGCACGCCTGACGCCGCCGCCTACCTCGCGGCCCGTCCCGACGTCGCGCAGTACTACAACGAGTTCTCCCAGACGCCCGAGGGCCAAGCCTACCTACAGCAGCAGGGCGTCAACTCGGTGGAAGACTTCGCGGCCTTCCACGCCAAGCAGTCGGCCGGCGATCCGAACGCCACGCCCATGACGACCACGGGCGGCACGCCTGCGACCACTGACGCCGCCGGCCGGCCCCTCTCGGGTCCGCAGCCCGAGCGCCAGGGCTACACCGACGTCAAGATGGGCGACTACGGCAAAGCGCCGGACATGGCGTCGTTCTTCTCCAACTTCGAAGCGGACCCTGGCGCTGCCTACCGTCGTAGCGAGGCCCTGAGCGGCGTCAACGCGGCTTCGGCGGTTCGGGGCAAGCTCCGGAGCGGCGACGCGGCGAAGGCGCTGGCGACCCTCTCCAGCAACCTCGCCAGCCAGGAATACGGCAACTGGTTCCAGCGCCAGAACACCATGTTCAACAACGCCCAGAACCAGTTCGCCGGCAATCGTGCCTTCGAGGGCAACCTGTGGAACCAGCAGCAGGGCCGGTCCGACCGGAACGTCGATACGACCAACTCCGACGTCTTCAACCGCTACACCTACGGCACTGACCGCAACGACACCAACTTCGAGCAGGACCGCGGCTACGGGGCCAATCGCGCCGACCAGCGCACGTCCAACCTCTTCGGTCTCGTTAACAGCGGCCAGAACGCCGCCGCGCAGACCGGGACGGCGGGCAACAACTTCTACCAGGCCAGCGCGTCGAACAACAACAACGTGGCCCAGACCCGCGCTAACGCCGCCATCTCGCGCGGCAGCTTCGGGCAAAACCTGTTCGCCACGGGCGCGCAGGCGGCTGGCGCGTACTTTGGCGGCGGGGGTGTCTTCTGATGGATCTCAACTGGGACCAACTCCGCGCCCCCAACCTGTTCGCGTCCTTCGCCCAAGGCCAGCAGTACGGCCAGAAGCAGAAGCAATATCGCCAGGAGCAGGAGCAGTACGAGCAAAGCCAGCGCGCCCGCAACATGTTCGCCAACGGTGACGACCAGGGCGCAGAGCGCGGGTTCATCCAGGCCGGCGACATCCCGTCTGCGAACGCCATCCACTCGCGCCGCAACGATGACCGGCGGCTTGAGGCGCGCGGCAAGGCGGTTGACGCGCTGGGCGCTGGGAAAATGGATGAAGCCCGGCAGAGCGCCATCGGGGCCGGCGACGACCAGCTTGCGGCCTACATCGACAAGATGGACGAGCGCCAGCGGGCCACGGTCAAGGAGCACAGCCAGCAGATGGCGTCCGCGCTCTACGAGATCCGCGATCTCCCGCCGGCCGAGCAAGCCGCGCGCTGGGGCGAGATGTCCCAGAGGTTCGCCGCAGAGGGCTACAAGCCCGAAGAACTGGCGATCGACTTCAACCAGCCCGGCGCGATCCAGAAGGAAATCTCCGACGCGCTGACGGTCAAGGAGAAGATCGAGGCCGCTGAGCGCTCGCGCCACAACCTGCAGATGGAGCGGCGCACCCCGCAAGGCTTCACCTACGGTGAGGACGGCAACCTTGAGGTCGATCCCGGCTATGTCGCCGGCAAGCGCCAGATCGCAGGCGCTACCCGTGCCCCGCCTCGCACTCCATCGGGCGCCGGCGCACCAGGCGGCGGTGCTCGCCGCAAGCCGTGGGAAGACTGACATGGCTGATAAGTTCCAAGTCGGCGACATTGTGGACGGCTACGAGTTCACGGGCGGAGACTACAAGGACCGTTCCAACTGGCAGGATTGGGGGCCGGGCTCCAAGAAGCTCCCCGATGGGTCCGTGGTTCGCTACGGCCCGCGCGGCGGAATGACCGTGCTAAAGGCCGCCGGGCAAGCCTCTGGAATGGCCGACATCAAGGAGTTTCAGGCCAACGCGGCGGCGCGCGCAACGCTCATGGATCAGGGCCAGCGCGACTACGAGTCAGCGCGCAAAGAAGGCTACAACCCTGGAGGCTTCAGGAACCAGTTCGCCCGCAGCGTCGAGGGATCGAAGGTGGGCAACTGGTTCGCCGACGTGGTTCGCGACAAGCCGTCAGAGCGGGGCCGTGCCGCTGAGCTTCAGTTCACGGACGGCGCCCTGCGGACCACCTCGGGCGCCAACGCGCCGGAACCGGAAGTGGTGCGCGCAAACAAGTCCTACTTCCGCCAGCCGGGCGAAAGCGAGGGCGTCGAGCCGAACAAGGCGGAGCTGCGCAGGCGCTTCCGGGACCAGTCGGTGAGAATTGCAGGACCGGCCTACATTGAGCCGAAGCCCGGATCGTCGCCCAACATGCCGATCGATCTGACGCCCGACAATCGCACGACCATCCCTGATGGTTCGTACTTCCGAGGCGCTGACGGCAAGGTCTATCAGCAGAAGAGGGGCGCCGGCGCGGCCGGTTCCACGCCCGCGGCCAAGCGCCCCGGCCTAGACGAGATTTTCCGCTGATGGCAGACCTCGCCGCCAGCATCGCGCAGGCCCGCAAGGCGGGCTACAGCGACGCGGAAATCGCCGCCTATATTGGGAAAGACCCCACGCTGGGGGCCAAGGTCAAAGCCGCTCGCCAGGCTGGCTATTCAGATGCCGAAGTCGTGGCCCACCTCGGCGCGTCTCCAGCCCGCCAAGCCGGCCGCCAGTCTGGGAAAGGCGCTTACTACGGTGGAGCGGCGACCTTCGACGCGGCGATCCCGTTCATGGACGAGGCCAAAGCCGGCATCGAGGCCGGCGTGGATACCCTGCAGGGCAAGGGCAAGTTCTCCGAGAACTGGAAGGCTCGTCGCGATTGGCAGGCGGGGGCGCAAGAAGCGTACCAGAAAGAGCACCCGGTAGGGGCAAACCTGTTCAAGGGCCTAGCCTACGACGTTCAGGCGATCCCCGCCTTTCTGACCGGGGGTGCTTCGGCTGCCGCCCCAAACCTGTTTCAGGCAGCCGCCAAGACGGGCCTAAAGGGCGCGGCGGCCACTGTCGGGCGAAACGCAGCCGTGGGCGGCGCGTACGCTGCGGGAAACGCCTTCGCTGACCGCGGCACGCTCGGCGAGCGGTTCACGGACGCGGGCCAGGCTATCCCAGCCGGAGCAGTCGTGGGAGCTGTCGTGCCCGCCGCGCTCTCCGCTCCGGGCGCTGCAGCTCGCGCAGCCTCGGGAGTGCGCGCAAAGATCCCCGCTCGCGCTCCTAAGGTGGACCTTGAGAAGCTGGCGGCCGAGAAGACGGCGGCCTATCGGGCGGCTGAGAACGCAGGCGTGACATACTCTCCGCAGGCGTTCGGCGACCTCGTGCAGGGGCTTTCCGATGAGGCTACGGCGGCCAGCATCAATCCCATGCGCCACCCAAAGGCGTCCTCGATGCTGCAGGACTTCCAGAAGATGCGCGAGGCCGGATACACGCCGACCCTCACGCAGATCGACCAGCTTCGCCAGGTCGTGCGCCGAGATGTGGCCAGCGCCAAGGACCCCTCGGAGGCCTTCTTCGGCCAACGCATGATCCGCAGCATCGATGAGTTCGTGGACGCGGCTGGGCCTGGCCAAGTGACTGGCGGCGACGCGACGCGCGGAGCGGAGGCCTTGAAGCGAGCGCGCGATCTGAACACCCGCCTGCGCAAGGCCGAGGCGATCACCGAGGCGACTGACCGAGGTGAATTGCGCGCAGCCTCGACGGGAGCCGGCGGCAACACCGAGAACGCAGTCCGGCAGAACCTTCGCCGCGTTCTAGAGACCACACACAACCTCACGCCCGAGGAGCGCGCCGTGATCGAGGAAGCGGTTCGCGGCGGCCCGTTGCAGAACGCCCTACGGCTGATCGGCAAGATGGCGCCAACTAACGGCGCGCTGTCGATGTTCACCAATTTGGGTGCGGCAGGCGCGACGGGCGGTAGCTCGCTTGGGCTGAGCGCCGCCGGGCAGGCCGCCAAGATGGGATCGGAAGCCATGACGCGCGGGAACGTTGACCGCGCGCTTAGCACCGTCGTCAATGGCCCGATGCCGCCGCCCGTAGATCGCGTTAATCTGCGCCCGTGGGTGGAGCCGCAGCCGGCTCAGAACTTCTTCGCGATCCCCGCCGGTCAGGAAAACAGGCGGTAGATCAGCGCCGATAGGCCGGTTGCGACCACAGCCCGCCAGATCAGACCCCACAGCGCGGGAACGTCCTCCCGCCAAAACGACCGCCACCACACCCGCCACCCCTACCACGCCCGAGCCTCACCCGCTCGCGCTTTTCCGTGAGGCTCCCGCATGGCCCTACTGCTACCGCCCGGAGCCAGGGTTACGACCGCTGCCGGCGTCGTCATCAGTGGCGGCAAGGTGCGCGTCTATAACGCCAACACCACCACGCTCTCGACCCTCTTCAGCGACGCCACGCTGAGCACGCCGCTCACCAACCCGGTCAACACCAACTCGGCCGGCTACCCGGTGACCGCCGGCAACGCCGTGACGCTCGTGTTCCTGGCGGACGGCAACTACGACGTGGCCTTCCTCGACGCCTCAAGCGTGTTCGTGGTGGGGTGGGAGGACGTCCCGGCCCTCGGCGCTGACGGCGCCAGCTTCACCAAGGACTTCACGAACAGCCGCTTTTCGATCCGGGGATCTGGCGGGACGGTCTACCTCGAGGCCGGCGACGCGACCCCCGACAACGTCGGCGGGACGATGCGCATCGGCGGCTGGAACGGCACGGAAGCCGACCTGATCACAGTGGACGCCGCACTTTTCAACGTTGACGGCATCATCAAGGAGAGCCTGAAGAAACTCCAGGGCGTTGTGCAGACCGAGGCCACGACATTCTCCGCGGTCGCCAGCGTGGATATCCCGCTGACCAACACCCCGACCGGCGTTCGCGGCTGGGAGATCACCGTCTTCGACCTCCTGATGGGCTCGGCCTCGACCCTGAACGGTCGCTTCAGCTACGACAACGGGGCCACCTACAAGTCCGGCGCCGCCGACTACCTGTCCACGATCCAGAACGCGTTCGCCTCGGGCGGCACGCCCGTCGTCGCCGCAGCCACCACCACCTTCATGAACCTGGCCGCGAACGAGTCCCTGGCCAACACCGCCAACCGCCCCGGCGTCATCCGCATGAGCGTCTGGACGCCCAATAGCGGCTCTGACTCCACAGTCTGCGAGGGGTCGGTCTCGGCCTACAACAACACCAGCGGCGTTGCCGGCAAGTGGCTGTTCACCGGCTTTGGTGTCGGCGCGTTCGGCCGGGCCACGCACTTCCGCCTCCTGGCCAACGCCGGAACCATGTCCGGCAAGTACCGCGTCGTGCCCCTTCGCGGCACCGGCGACGCCTGACCCCTCCACCTCGAAAGACACCCTCATGAGCATGTCCCTCTCCCTGGGCCTGACCCTCGGCGGCTTCTCCGTGGGTTCCGGCGGCGGCGCTTCCACCGCCGGCCAGCCGATCGGCCTCCTCCTCGCTCTAACGAAGGCTTCCTAACATGGCCAATAATATCGCCGTCACTGAAGGCTCCGGCAAGACGGTCAAGACGACCGACGTCGGCGGGTTTCAGATCCAGAACGTCATCATCACCGACACTTCGGGAACGGCGGTCGATTACACCGCCTCATCCCCGATCGCTGGCGATGTGGCCCACGACGCCGCCGACAGCGGTAACCCGGTCAAGGTGGGGGCCAAGGCGACCTCGGGCGCTCCGGCGGCCATCTCTGCCGGCGACCGCTCCAACCTCTGGACGGACCTCCTGGGGGCTCTGCGAGCGTTCATGGTGGACAGCGCCGGAGCTGAAGTCCTCGGCGTCGTTACCGCCAGCCCCGCGGCAAACACGGTCCTCGCCCGGCTTAAGTCCATCAACGACAGCATCGGAGCGGGCCGGGAGTACGAGACCGTGGCAGCGTCCGCGACTGCGCAGGTGCTCGGCGCGACCGGCGCGACCGGCGACGACATCGACGGCATCCTAGTGATCCCGGCGACCACCTCGCCCGGCAACGTCCTGCTGCTGGACAACGCCACGTCGATCACCGTCTTCGCGGGCGGGGCGACCAGCGTGTCCAACCTCGTGCCGTTCTACATTCCGCTGAACCTGCGGAGCGTCAGCGGCGCTTGGAAGCTGACGACGGGGACTAACGTCTCCTGCATCGGCATCGGCAACTTTACTTAGATGCAACGCGCCCGCCGCGTCGCGGCCTACGGCAACCGGGCAACTGTACCGGCCGGCGTCGCCACCTTCATCCAGACCGACGTCATCACGGCCGGAACCGTGACGTGGGCGCCAACCAACTTCGTTTCGCTGGTCTCAGCCGAGGCTATCGGGCCAGGCGGGAACGGTTCGGCCGGGGTCATCAACACCACCTCGGGCTCCGGCGGCGGCGGCGGCGAGTACCGCAAGATCACTTCGATGACCAACCTGATCGCGGGGAACACCCTCACGGTTCAAGTCGGCGCTGGAGGCTCCGGTGTTGCGACCTTCATACTGGACAACACCGCGGCCACGGTGCTCTCGGCCTCGGCCGGAGCCAATGCGGTCACGTCCACGGGCGGGGCTGGCGGGTCGGGCGGAACTGGCGCTGCTGACAACGCCAACGGCGGGGCCGGCGGCAACGGTCGCGGAGCCACGCAGTGCGGCG